CTTTTAATTATTAGATTTCTAGCTACTAATTTATTTACTAGCTTTCTTGTTTGTCTATCGTTTGCATACCATTGGAAGCCATTATACTTTTTTAAAAAGTTTATTAGCTTTAAGTGTGATTTTTTCATTATTTACCCTTTTATTAGTTGTTTTTCTTTCTATATCGTTTGTTGCTTCGTTTGGATTGTATATCCCAACTCTCTTAAAATTGAAATATCTTCTTTACTCAAAGTTTTACTATTTTTTAACTTTGTTATTAGTTTAGCGTTATTACACACAGCGTAAATTCTTTCTACGCCATAAACGCTCTTTATCTCTATTGTTAGTTGCATTTTACCTCTTTATTTTCTGTTGCTAATATAACCTTAATATATTTTTGTGTTGCTTCTAATTGCTTATCACTCAAGCAATTTAAAATATATTTCATCACTTCAAATTGATAATCGCAATTTTTAATATCTCTATATGCAACATCAATTTGGTTTATCACTTGTTTTTTTTCCATTTTATTAACTTTCTTTTATTGTTATTCTTTCTGTGTTGAATAATACATATTTCAAATTATACTTAAAGCGTTATTTAAAGGGTAAGTTAAATAATTTTGAATAGTTGCATAGTTGCAACACTACAACTCTTACTTGAAACGCTTAATTAATAACTATCTAATAAAATATAGTTTTTAAGTTAATCAAAGTAAATTTAACCGGTTAAATAAAACCGATTAACTAGCAAAGCAAAGGCGTTCCTCGTTCCTCAAAACTTTATGGGCTTTCCGCAATCAACCGCCAAAAATATAGAAAACCGCCAAAACGCTTCCCGCTTCCCTTTTAAAAAACCGACAAGGAAGCAACGGGAACAGCGAAACGCTAACCGCCTATACTTTACTCAATCCAAAATTCACTTATCAATTATAAATAACGATAACTTAATAACTATCCACGCTTCGTTTATTGCGATTAAATAACAGCTAAACAAATACAACCTATGCGGGAATCGTTAGGCGTGGGTTATCCTACCAAAATATAACTACCGATAACATTGTAGTTAGTATTAGTATCTTCACACGCCTATATGTAAGGTTTATATTATGGGATATTATAATACAATAACTATTAACGCTTCCTTATTAAATAGTTATAAGGCGTTGCATATATGCAACACGAAACGCCAACCGCCAACAGCGTACCGCTAACCACGCCACGCCATTGGCGACACACGCCTAGCGTGTGCCTGTATCCGTTCCTTGTTTAACAATTAAGTAATAGCGTAGCTATTACAATTCATAACTGAAAGTGAAATACGAAGTATTTTACTGTACCTACCCCCCTAAAATCAAAATATGTATCTGAATGTTAGGGTATAATCAAAGATTTAGACATTCATACGCGCCAAAATCATTTTCAAAATATATGTTGTTTTACCTACCCCCACCCCCTAAAAAATAATATTTATAAATATTGCAATGCCTCAAAAATTTTATAAAAAATTTTTATGAAACCCTTTTTCGTAACATTCATTGTACTTTCAAGCTCTTCCTTATTTATCAATAATACTGTATAATTACGCGGTACTATGGAAGAGTTATTTTTAACAGAAGAGCAAATAGAAAAATTACCAGTAGATGCACGTAAAGATTATAGAAAATATTTTCTTATGTTGCACGAGAAGAAAAACAAAGCAGAAATCAATAATGATTTCTTAAAGTTTGTTAAATCAGTCTGGCCAGATTTCGTTGAGGGTTCTCATCATAAAAAAATTGCTGACCAGTTCAATAGACTTGCACGAGGCGATATTAATCGTTTAATAATCAATATGCCACCAAGGCATACCAAGTCAGAGTTTGCATCGTTCCTGCTCCCCGCTTGGATGATAGGTAAGAATCCTAAACTAAAGATTATCCAAACAACCCACACCGCGGAGCTCGCTGTAAGGTTCGGTAGAAAAGCAAAGCATTTAATTGATAGCGAAGACTATAGAAAAATATTTAATACAAGATTACGTGAAGATAGTCAGGCGGCTGGTCGTTGGGAAACCGATCAAGGCGGTGAATACTTTGCAGCCGGTGTCGGCGGTGCGATAACAGGTCGAGGCGCTGATCTATTAATCATAGATGATCCGCATTCAGAACAAGACGCTATGAATCCTGAATCACTAGAACGTGCTTATGAATGGTACACCTCTGGACCAAGACAGCGTTTACAACCCGGTGGAAAGATTGTTGTGGTTATGACACGTTGGTCAACAAAAGATTTAACAGCACAATTAATAAAATCATCTGCTGAAACAAAAGCAGATAAATGGGAACTTGTAGAATTTCCAGCAATACTTCCAAATGAAAAACCAGTATGGCCAGAGTATTGGAAGCTATCAGAATTAGAATCTGTTAAAGCATCTTTGTCAGTTCAAAAATGGAATGCTCAATGGATGCAAAATCCTACAGCTGAAGAAGGATCAATCATTAAGCGCGAATGGTGGAGAGTTTGGGATAAGCCTTATATCCCTGCTTTAGATCATGTGATTCAAAGTTATGATACTGCATTTTTAAAAAAAGAGACTGCCGATTTTTCTGCAATCACAACATGGGGTGTATTTAGATTGAACGAGGATAGCGAACCGAATCTAATATTACTAGATGCTTATAAGGAAAGATTAGAGTTTCCAGAGTTAAAACGTAAGGCTTTAGAGCAATATAGCTATTGGAATCCAGAAACGGTTATCATTGAATCCAAGGCATCTGGTCTACCTTTAACCTATGAGTTACGTAAGATGGGTATCCCCGTTGTTAACTTTACACCGAGCAAAGGAAATGATAAGCATGCAAGAGTAAATGCAGTTGCACCCTTATTTGAATCGGGTCAAATATGGGCACCTGATCAAAAGTTTGCTGAAGAGGTCGTAGAGGAATGCGCGGCATTTCCTTATGGCGACAACGATGACTTGGTAGACTCTATGACTCAAGCAGTTATGAGATTCAGACAAGGTGGTTTTGTAGATCACCCAGAGGATTATAGAGACGAACCTGTGATTCATCACAACAGAACGTATTATTAATATGGCAGGAATCGAAGACGCATTTGAAAAGTTTGTTAAAAAAATTTCTGATATAGAAGGAAAAAACACAGAAGATAATTCAAACGTTGAGTTTGGAAAAAATGTTTATGCACCGCAAGATGGATTATTTTTTAATCCTGTTCAAAAAAATCAAATTCCTTTTGGAGATTTATTAAAATCTGATCAAAGATTAAATCCACCAATACCAACTCCAATCCAAAGAAATCTTACCCCTGAAGAAAGAATGAGATTAGAAGATAATGAATATTTTATGGGTCAGGGACAACCACAATATACTTCTCCTGTAGTGCAGGGACAAGGTTTTAATAAAAGAGATTTAAAAGATTTTACTAAACAATATTTTCAAAACCAAACTCCATTAGGAGGTGGTATTGGATATCAAGGACCACAATATGGTGTTGTGGCAATTAAACCTTTTTCAGGGCCGGATAGAAGTGCATTACTTCAAGGTTACTATAATATAGATAACGAAGGATCTAGAATTCAAGCAGGGTTAAGTCCTAAAGAACAAAGAATAGATTACACAGGAAATACTGGTACTACTTTTTCTGCAGGTAGAAATACATATCAGGGAAATCCATATTATACACTTAACGTTAATAAACAATTTGCAGATGGTGGAAGAGTGAGTATGTCTGAAGGTGGATTGACAAAAACAGTACCACCTGCTAAAGGTCCTGACTCACAAGGTGTTGAATCATTATTTAGAAGAAGGTATAGTTAGTCATGGCAGAAATTGATAAGTCATTACCCAATACAAAAACTACTATTGATGTTCCTGGTCAAACAGAGATTGATCAAGCCGTTCAAGAACAAATAGGACAAGAAGATCCATCGGTTGAAATAAACATGGATGAAGATGGTGGAGCAGAAATTTCTTTTGATCCATCTTTAGCCGCACCACAAGGTAGTCAAGATCATTACGCAAATCTTGCAGAATTTTTAGATGATAGTATTTTAGTAGACATTGGATCTACTTTAGAAGAACAATACAAAGATTATAGATCATCAAGACAAGATTGGGAAACAACATATACAAATGGTTTAGATCTTTTAGGATTTAAATATGAAAGACGAACTGAACCTTTTAGAAATGCATCTGGTGTAACTCATCCAGTACTTGCAGAATCAGTAACACAATTTCAATCACAAGCTTATAAAGAATTATTGCCAGCAGATGGTCCTGTAAGAACTCAAATCGTAGGTAAGATTGATTCTCAAAAAGAACAACAAGCTGAACGAGTTAGAGATTTCATGAACTACCAAATCATGACTATCATGAAAGAATACGAACCAGAATTTGATCAGATGTTATTCTATTTACCATTAGCAGGATCTACATTTAAAAAAGTTTATTATGATGAAATTCTTGGTAGAGCAGTATCAAAATTTATTCCAGCAGAAGATTTAGTTGTTCCTTATTCAGCAACATCATTAGATGATGCAGATGCAATCATTCACGTTATAAAAATTTCATCAAACGATTTAAGAAAACAACAAGTAGGTGGTTTCTATAAAGATATAGATCTAGGTGCACCTCCTATGGTTACCGATCAGTTAAAACAAAAAGAACGTGAAATAGAAGGTGTCAGAGTTGAAAAGCAAGACGATATTTATACCCTATTAGAATGTCATGTTAATTTAGATATTGAAGGTTTTGAAGACAAAGATGCTTCTGGTGAGCCCACAGGAATTAAACTTCCATACATTGTAACTATTGAAGAAGGATCAAGAGAAGTTCTTTCAATCAGAAGAAATTATAAAGCAGAAGATCCATTAAAAAATAAAATTAATTACTTTGTACATTTCAAATTTTTACCAGGACTTGGTTTTTATGGATTTGGTTTAATTCACATGATCGGCGGTTTATCAAGAACTGCAACTCAAGCATTAAGACAATTACTAGATGCAGGGACTTTATCTAATTTACCAGCAGGATTTAAAATGCGTGGTATTAGAGTTAGAGATGACGCACAACCAATTCAACCAGGTGAGTTCAGAGATGTAGATGCACCAGGTGGAAATTTAAGAGATGCGTTCATGCCTCTTCCATTTAAAGAACCATCCGCGACTCTATTACAATTGATGGGTATTGTGGTTCAAGCAGGTCAACGATTCGCGTCCATCGCTGATATGCAGGTTGGTGACGGTAATCAACAAGCGGCAGTTGGAACGACAATGGCATTGTTGGAGCGTGGATCGCGAGTGATGTCAGCAATTCACAAAAGATTATATGCTTCACTTAAAAATGAATTTGAATTATTAGCAAAAGTATTTGCAACTTATTTACCGCCTGTGTATCCATATGATGTAGTCGGCGGACAAAGACAAATTAAACAATTAGATTTTGATGACAAGGTAGATATATTACCAGTAGCAGATCCAAATATATTTTCGCAAACACAAAGAATTAATTTAGCGCAAACTGAAATGCAACTTGCGATGTCTAA